CTGAAAGTACCACCACCTGAAGTTGGATGATCTGTAGCACAAAGCTCCTTACCATCACCAAAAGTGAAACCACTATCAAAAGCGTTGTTTAAAATACTCGCCGCTTTGACTTGTTTTGTGTTGGACATAGATCTTGCTAACGCTCTTGTGTATCTACTAGAAAGTCTATCATAAAGATTATCTTCTATAGCCTCTTCAGTAATAGCAAAAGCCAAAGCTATTGTTTCATGGGTATATCTAGCAGTGAATGATTCATTCGCAGTATCAAAGGAAACCGCCGCTCCCTCTGCTTTTTCTGGTGCAGTACCAAACCCTACTAACATTACCTCTTCTTCAAAAGCTCTGTCAGAAGTTTCTGTCTCAAATATTTCGGCATGTTCGTTTT